GGCACGAGGCGCGTAAAGGTATCGGCGGGAGCGAAGTCGGCGCGATCTGCGGAGTGAATCCCTGGAAAACTCCTGGAATGGTTCTAGCCGCGAAACTAGGACACGAGGAACCTATGGTTCCGAATCTGGCTATGAAACTAGGAACACACTTCGAGGCACCTATTCGCCGTCTCTGGAAAGAAGAGAACGAGGCGTTCCTGGAATGCTACGATACCGGCACCTGGCAAAACATCGCGCAACCAACCTGGAAAGCGAATCCAGACGGGATTATCCGCTGGAACGACGGAACCCTCGGCATTCTAGAAATCAAATACACGGCGCGGAAATGGACATCCGTTCCAGACTATTACCGCTACCAGGTTCTCTGGTATATGCACGTCCTCGGATTGCGTAAAGGCATTCTAGTTCAATGCGTAGGACACACTCTAGCGGAGTGGACAATCGACTATGATGAAAACGAACTACAAGAAATAACCGCAACAGTTCTCGCCTTCGAGGACGATTTACTTAGGAGAAAAAATGGCATTTAATCTAGACGACTACGAGCCAGTAGAGGCTCGCATAACCGCATTCTGGGCAAAGTATCCAGAGGGCAGGATTCACACCGAGATCGTCCTTATAAACGAGATTCAGGTCGTTATTAAAGCGTCCGTCTGGACAGACCGAGAAGACCAGCGTCCGGTAACCGTCGACTTCGCGCAGGAAACAATCGGCGCGACTAACATAACTAAGAACTCCTGGTTAGAGGTCTGCGCTACTAGCGCCATTGGACGCGCGCTCGCGGACTTAGACTTCGCTAAAAAAGGCAAGCGACCTAGCCGCGAAGAAATGAGAAAAGCGGCTCCGGTATTTACTCCGCGCGACTGGGTAGGCGAGGCAGAGAAACTTCGCGACGCCGCCGACATCGAGGCGCTACGCCAGGTCTATCAGGACGCAATTAAGGCAAAAGCCTCTAGCGACACGCTAGAAACGATTAAACAGTTCGCGGAACAGGCTAAAAAGGTATAACCTATCTGGAAACAAGCAACTCCCTAGACCGTTAGGAGACCGACTAGGGAGCGCTACATTATCTTAGCACTAGGAGGGCTAAATGAGTTTCGAGGCAATCGCCGCAGTTCTAAACCATTCGAAAGCGTCGCCAGGAGCGAAACTCGTCTTAACGATCGTCGCTAACTACGACGGTGACGAGGGAGCCTGGTGCAGCCAGGAGACGATTAGCAAACTCGCTAACATTTCAGTCCGACAGGTTCGCCGGTATCTTAAAGAACTGGAGTCTCTCGACGAACTACAGACCTGGGTTCACGACGGACAGGGCTATAACGGACTCCGTAAAACGAATCGCTATTACATAACTCTGGACTGTCCGGAGGACTGCGATCGCTCATATAATCACAAGCCACAGGCGGACACATATGTCCACGCAAGCGGACAGATACGACCTATCAGGCGGACACATATGGCAGAACAGGCGGACACATCCGTCCTCTTAACCAGTATTAAACCAGTAATGAACCAGTAAATAAAATCAAGTTAGGAAAATGAAAGAAAATGGCTAAAGTAAAACTCTCCGGTATTGCATTCGGAGTCGCTAAAAATCGTATTGTTTATCTCTGGGAAACTCGCCAGGTTCTAGGTCGCGAAGTCTTTAGAAAATGGACGATCTGGTTTGACTTGGCTCACGACATCGCTAAAGGTGACTTTATCGAAGTCGAGGGAGAACTCGGAACCAAAATGGGAACCTATGAAGTCCAGGGAGAGACTAAGGAAACGATCGAGCATTCGATTAACTCTCCGACTCTTATCTCTCACCAGCCGACCAGCGCTCAACTAGGCGTAAACGGTTACCTATCGAACGACCAGGTTCGCGACAAGTTCGACACCGGCGAGGCACCGTTCTAAATGGGTCGGTCTCTAAAAACCGCTAAGGCAGCCGGAGCCGCATTCGAGCAACAGGTCGCAACCTATCTCGCAGAGAGACTAGACCTACCTATCGAACGCAGACACCTCTCCGGCGCTTACGATCGAGGAGACATAACCGGACTAGTTCTCGACGGTCGTCGTGTAGTAGTCGAATGCAAGAACTACGGCGGTCGCCTGGAGGCGTCTACCTGGCTTAAGGAACTGGAGACCGAAATGGTGAACGATAACGCGCCGCTCGGTTTCGTAGTTGCTAAACGTCGAGGGACAACTAATCCAGGCGAACAGTTCGTTTTACTTACTCTGGACGAGTTATTAGCGTTTATAACAACTCGGTAACGGTTGCGTTTTTATGCTTGCGCTGCGCGCTATGTGGATAAACTAAAAATACCAAAAGGTTAGGAGACCGAAATGAGCAAGACAAGCCGAGCGTTAGATTACGCATCAGATTTATACTCTATGGCGCTACACGAAGAAGATAACGTTCTAGGATTAACCGAAGAACCAGGTTCTTTTTACTACTGGGCAATCCAACAGCACGTTAATCACGCAGCCAATAAACTAGGCTGCGATCGCGACACGTTCGAGATCGTTCTACACAACTATATTGATTACCAGGACTCTTTAGAGGCAGCGAACGAAGACCGCGACGATTACCTAAAAATCGCTAAGGGAATGTTCCGCTATTACCTCCAGGCATACCGGGCACAGGTCGCAAAATGAACCACGCCGAAGAGATCGCAGTTGCGCTGCAACACTTCCGAAACTCAAATAACGCAATCCGCATCGTAAAAGTAGTAAACGCTATGCGCTCGGAGGGATTCTCCGACGACCAGATAAACCTGCTAATAATGGACGTCGCTCGCGCCGTCTTTAGCGAACCTAAAAGAGAGGAAAACTAATGCGAACCCTATACGTTCTGTTTATCACGCCAATAGCCTGGATAGGGCTAAACAAGATCGCGGACGACAACCTATTTCTAGGACAGTTCCTCGCAGTCATATTCTTCACTTTCATACTGGTTTACCTGGTAAAAAGAATGCGCGAAATAAAAGACGATTACGACGAGTTCACCGGAGGACGCTAAATGCCAGGCTTATCCGAAAAAATCCGAATCGACGAACGTGAGAAAATCATCGCGCGCATCGACTTCCACCTCTACAACCTAAAACAGACGAATAACACTTGCCTAGAATGCTTAGACGTAGAACTAGTTCTTATACGAGAAAAACTAGCCGCTATGAACGCAGAGGCAGAACGGAACTAATGAACGACCAGACCGAATACTTAGCCGACTTCGCGCTCGCAATCGAACGCGGAGCAAAACTTCGCGAACGAATGGCAATAATCGAGATCGTCATAGAAGAAATCAAACACGCAACCAGCCAGGCAGAACTCGACGTCCTAGACCGCGTATCTGCCTCAATCAAACACAGAACGGCACAGGGACTCTAATGGGAATACTTGACGATCTAACTCCAAAGAAACCCGTCGAACCGTGCCGCGCAATCCAGGCAGCGCTCGAACTCGAACCAAACGACGCTAGAATCCTCCTAGACGCCTACCAGGACGAACGCTGGTCTCCGACCGGCTTATCCAACGCATTACGAGCCAGAGGCGTTACAATCGCCGCAGACACTATTCGCGTCCACAAGAGGAACCAATGCCGCTGCTCGAAAATCTAGAACCAGAACAACCAGAACCCGAAGACGTTAAACTACTTCGCGCAGCGCTACGCCACGCGCAAAGAGACCTCCTAAAAGCCAAAGACCGCACGGAGCATCTAACCGAAGTAACCCGTTCCGCAGCGTTCGACGCTATGGTCGCTCTCGGCGGCGTAAAACCCGTCCAGGCACCGGCTAAAGACCGGCGCAAAGGCTCTCCCGAAGTTGCTCTCTGGGTAATGGGAGACTGGCAGGGTTCCAAAGTAACAACCTCCTATAACTCCGAAGTTATGCGACGCAGAGTCCTTCAGTTCGCGGAGAAAGCCGTCGCGATTACAGAAATCCAGCGATCTCATCATCCGGTTAGAGAATGCGTTATCGCGTTTACTGGCGATATGGTTGAGGGACTCTGGAATTATCCGACCGCCGCGTGGGAGGTCGACTCGACACTCTTCGAACAATACGTAAACGTTTCGCGCCTAATCGTCGACGTAATCCGTATTGCGCTTGCAAACTACGAACGCGTAACCGTAGTCCCTGAATGGGGGAATCACGGACGTATCGGTTCTAAACGCGATAGCGTGCCACGCTCGGATAACGTCGATCGTATGTGCTACGAACTAGCCAGACAACTCCTCCAGGGAGAAAAACGCCTAACATTCCACGAATGTCCCGAAGACATACAGAGAATCGAAATCGGCAACTATAGGGCACTCCTACTACACGGCGACGAAGTAGGACGCAACGGATTCGCCTCGCCTACCGCGATCGTTACTCACGTCGCTAAATGGAAGTCCGGCTCGTATCCCTGGCAGTTTCGCGACGCCTATATCGGGCATTATCACACTAACGCGGAATGGGCATTACCGGACGGTTTAGGAGCCGTCTACCAGACCGGCTCGACCGAATCAGATAACCGCTACGCAGGAGTAACTATGGCAGCCAGCGCGACGCCTAGCCAGCGCCTACACTTCGTCGACGCAGATAAAGGACGCGTAACCGCTATCTATAAAGTCTGGCTCGACTAATGGCAACCTGGCACGACTCTAAAGAATGGCATAAGGCGCGCGCCTACGCTAAGACAGTCCTCGAACCAGTCTGCGTAATCTGCCTAAAAGAACTCGACGGTTCCGACTGGACGATCGACCATATAATCGCAGCCGGCTCGACTGGTGAACCGAATCACGATATAAACAACCTCCAGAGTCTCTGCCGCGAATGCAACGGACGAAAGCAAGATAAAACACTCCAGAGACAGACCTGGCGCTCTCCACGCTGGTATTAAACGCTAAAAACTAGACCCTCCAGACCCTAATCTGGAGGGTTTTCGCTTACCCGGTTTTTTCTGACCGCGCAATTTCATCCCGCGCAGCCTCGCGGATTCGCAGAAACGTGGTAGATTATTTGGCATAGGAGGACACATTGACCGAGAACGCTATCCGAACCTGGCTAGAGGGCTACGAACTAACGCCGGCGCAAATCATTTATTCGACTATGGTCCTGGCGCTCGCGAAAGACTTCGATCTAAAAGGGAATACGTCGACGGCGGCAGAACTGCGGAAGACTTTAGGCATTCTTGAAACTATGCTTACGGGCAGCGTCGAGGAATACGACCCTCTCGCGGACTTACTTACCCGATAATGTTGCCGACCCGTTTTACGGCTCCGTTATCCGACGAGTATCCTACGGACGGAGACCGGCTAATCGAGTTGCTAGAACTATGCTGGATAACTCCAGAGTCCGAGACGCCGATAAAACTAGACGACTGGCAGAAAGACCTATTCCGTCGAGTCCTGGAACGCTATCCGGACGACCATAAGAAATACCCTGGAGAACTCCGCTGGAGACAGGTTCTAATATCTTGCGGACGCCAGAACGGTAAGACAGTTCTCGGAGGCGGTCTCGCGCTGGAGGCTCTGGTCTTTCATAAGGGAGACGTTACTTCGGTTGCTAGTTCACGCGACCAGGCGAACATCCTCTACGATCGCGTTAAGTTAGTTATCGACCGTAATCCCTGGCTCGCGAAACGATTTAAGAAAACAACAGATACGCGCGGTCTAACGAAGAAAGACGGTTCCGGCAAATATAAGGTAAACCCGGCTCGCGAGGCGGCTCTCCAGGGACAACCTCTCCAGCGCGCTTTAGTGGACGAGGGACACCTTATAAAGCCGGGTATCTGGACGGCAGCCGTAAAAGGAACTAGCGCTCTCACGAATGCACAAGTCGTTATGATTACGACCGCAGGAGACCAGGAGTCTACAACTCTTATCGACCTTTATAAAAAAGCGGAACAGGCTATTCGCGGCGACGACTCCCTGGAACGTTTCGGAGCGTTCATTTACGAGGCTCCGGAGAATGCTCCTATCGACGACCCGGCAGCGATTATGGCAGCAAACCCGGCGGTCGCTTGCGGTCGCGTTCCTATCGAGCGCGTCCTCTCCGACATCGCTACGCAGCCAGAACACGAAGTCCGACGTTATACCCTAAACCAGTTTATTAGCGGCTCTATGGAGTCCTGGCTCCCTGGCTTTATGTTTAGGAACGCAGCCGGCGAGGGAATCACCGAACTAAAGGACATCGTTCTAGGAATCGACGTGGCGCGAAACTTTAGCCACGCAACTATCGCGGCAGCCGTCCGAGTCGGAGATCGTTACGAGACCGAACTCGTCGCGTCTCTAGTCCAGCCGACCGAAGATAAACTAGTCGAGGCTATTCTCGATTTATACAAGCGGTTCCCCGTCCAGGCTATCGCGCTAGACGATCGCTGGAACCACGCTCTAATCCGTCGCCTAAAGGCGCAGGGACTCCCGGTCTGGCAGTTATGGTCTAAAGAGATCACGACGGCGTGTATGACCGTTTACGCTATGTTCGCGAATGAACGCGTCATACATAACGACGACCCTCTCCTGGTTCTCCAGAACGGTCTCGCTATGACCAGGTATCACGGCGAATCGTGGCTAATCTCTCGCGCAGATAGCCTGGGAGACGTGGACGGACTCCTAGCGACGGTCTGGGCATTATACGTCTGTAGCGTTAGTAAGTCCGCTGGAGTGCAAGTTTTTTAGCGGCGTGTCGTTACCATTTCGTTATAAACCTAGTAACCTAGTTCTATGGCGTCTATCTGGAATCTTTTTTCGCGTCGCGTAGAAACGCGCGCCGTCCAGCCTACTATTCCGTCTCGCGCAGCGACTACGGTAAACCCTACGAGCGCTCTAACGCTTACCGCGATCTATCGCTCTATCTCCATTCTCGGAACCAGCGTCGCCGGTCTCCGACTTGAGACGTTCCGCTACGCGGGCGGATTCGAGCAAAAAATCGAAAATCCGCTACTAGTCAATAATCCGAGCCTAGAAGACACGCGCAGGGACTTCCTGTTTCAGACCGTCGTGTCGCTTGCTCTCGACGGTAATGCGTTCTGGCTCAAAACTCCAGACTCGCGTGGCGGAACCAATAACTTAACCATTCTCGACCCTGGCTCCGTAGGCGTCCGTCTCGACGGCGTAAACGGACTAACCGGACGCAAAGTCTTCGATTATCTCGGACAGACTTACACTAGCGACCGCATCGAGCATCTAAAACTCTTTAGCCGTCCAGGACTACTGCGAGGCATCTCACCTATCCAGTCGGCATCTAAAGACATCGCCGCGCAGATCGACTGGCGCGACTTCGCCGCGAACTGGAATACGGCTGGAGGAGTTCCAACAGGCGTTCTAAAGACCGCTCTAAACCTCTCCAAAGAGGACGCAGACGCCGTAACCGCTAACTGGCACAATAAGCAACAGAACCGACAGATCGCGGTTCTAGGTTCGGGATTCGATTACCAGCCGGTAGCGCTCTCACCTAAAGACGCGCTCTTTACAGATATCCAGTCGCAGAACGTCCAACAGATCGCGCGACTCTACGGTATCCCGGCAAGAATGCTCCTAACCGGCATCGACGGCAGTAGCGACACGTATACGAATATGGTCGAAGAACTACAGATTTTCTATAAGACCACGCTTATAAACTACCTGGACTCTATTGCGGACGCGCTATCGCGTTGCCTACCTCGCGGCACCGTAACCCGGTTCTCTTTCGACGATCTATTCCGCGCAGACCCGGCAAGCCGCTACAACCTATACCAGACGGCAATCGCCGCCGGCTTTATGACGATCGACGAAGTTCGAGAGAAAGAGGGACTAAATGTCTGAACTAGAAACCAGGTCGTTCCAGGTTCGTCTAGACGAATCCGACGAGTATCAGATTAGAGGCATCGCCGTTCCTTATGGCGAAACTGCCGACATCGGCGGAGCCTATCAGGAGCGTTTCGTTCCTGGCGCTATCACCTCCGTAGAAGACGTAAAGATTTTCTATGGACACCAACACGACGACGTTCCTATCGGCAAAGTAGTCGAAGGACGCGACACCGAACACGGCTACGAAATCGTGGCTAAACTAACGCGCGGAATCCAGCGCGCCGAAGAGGTTTACCTGGCTATGAAAGACGGAGTTCTAAACCGTTTCTCTATCGGGTTTAAACCTCTCGAATCCGAGCGAGACGGCTCTACGGTTATCCGTAAGTCGATTTTTCTCGCCGAGGTTTCTGTAGTTCCGTTCCCGGCGTTTGCAGGTGCGGCTATTACAGAGATACGCAACGAACAGGAAACTCCTATCGAGGCGGAAATCCAAATCCAATCTAACGAAAGTGAATCTATGGAAAACGTAGAACTTGACGTTCGTGCCGTCCAGGACGAGGTAGCGGAAATCCGTCGCATCGTCGAGGCTGGTATGACCGTAAACACTCCAGCGGCTATCCCAGGCTCGAAGTTCCGCAGCCAGGGCGAATACGCTAAGGCAATGGTTAAGGGAGACGCAGACGCGATCGAACTGGCTCGCGCCGCATCGACTTCGGCAGACGCCGCGATCGTTGCTCCCTGGTTCGGTTACATCTCGACCCTAATCGAGAACAACCGTCCAACCCTATCGGTCTTCCAGCGCGCAGCGTTGCCAGACACCGGGCTAACTGTCGAATACGCAAAGATCGACAGCAACACTCTCGCAGTAGGCGTCCAAGACCCAGAAGGAGAGGCTCTCTCTTTCGGTAACCTAACTTTCGAAACTATTTCGACTGCGGTTGCTACTTACGGCGGTTACACTTCGTTCACTAAGCAATACATCGAGCGCTCGCAGGTAAACACTCTAGACCAGGTATTCGCAGGACTAAGCATCGCTTACGCTCGCGCAACTAACGCTAAGGTCGTTGCTACTCTCGCGGCTCTCGACTGGACTGGTAAGGTTATGGACGCCGACGGCGGCACCGCAGCCTCACTAGCCGAGGGTATTGCCAACGGTGCGAACTACATCTACCAGAACAGCGGACTACGACCAGAGTTCATCCTCGCCGCTCCAGACGCCTACGTAAACATCGTAAAGGTCGCTGGTTCAGACGGTCGTCCAGTTCTACTCCAGGACGGAGCCGGCGTAAACAACATCGGAGCCGCTAACATTCCTGGTCTATCTGGTTCGGTATTCGGTCTGCCTATCGTTGTAGACCCACAACTCGCAAGCGGCGTAGTGTACCTGGCTAACAGCGCAGCGGTTATCTCAATGGAGTCGGCTGGTTCGCCAGTTCGTCTAACCGACGGCGACATCACCACACTAACCGACAGCGTTTCTGTTTACGGTTATATGGCAGTTGCTACTCCTCGCGTAGGCGCGATCGTCAAACTAGACGTAACCGCTTAGTAGGTTCCCTAAATGGCAGTAACGCTCGCAGAGTTTAAGGATTATGTCGGAACAAAAGATTCGACAGACTTTCCGCAGGAATGTCTAACCGCAGGTGAGGCGCTTATTACGCGTCTAATCGGCACCGTTACGACAGTCCCTACGGCTATCCGCGACCAGTCGGTTCTAATCGCCTCGTCCGAACTCTTCCACCGACGTTCTGCTCCTAACGGAATCTCGCAGTTCGCAGACGCGACGGGTAACCCGGTGAGAGTCGGCAGAGACCCTCTCTCGGCGGTTTACCCGTTGCTACTGCCGTTCATAAAGTTCGGCGTGTAATGTCCGAAATAACAGCATCGAAAGCGGAGTTTGCTCTCGCTCTTCAGGAGGCAGGTCTGGACGTAGTTCCCTACGTTCCTGGTCGCGTAGTTCCTCCGGTTGTTATTATTCGTTCGTCCGCGCCGTATCTGTCGACTTCCTCGGTTAGCCGGGAATACCTCCTCGGTCTGGAACTTATCTGTGTCGCTATGACTGCCGATAACGAAATGGCTACGGAGTCTCTTGACCAACTGATCGAGGACGTCGTGAACGCTCTGCCTAGTTACGCCACGTTTAAGGGAGTAGGCGAACCCTACACTCTGGACGTGAATAACGCGCAGTATCTTGCGGCATCTCTCACAACAGACCTCTCCATAACTCTTTAGAAAAGGAAAAGAAATGGCAGCATCTCCACGCATTAAGGCGCAGAACATTAAGTTCAAAATCGGCGGAACCGATTACGCTTGCGACGCCGACAACATTGAACTAACTCTTTCGGACGCTCCTGGCGGTTCGAGAACGTTCTGCGAAGTCCAGGCGCTACAGGAATACAAACTATCGCTAACCGGCATCGTATCGGGAGACGCAGACTCGCTCTACCGTCTGCTCTACGACAACTACGGAACCGAAGTTGCATTCTCGGCATCTCCGCAGGGCGTTACGACCGCGACAGCCAGCGCACCTATTTACGAGGGAACGGTTATTTTTGACCAGTTGCCTCCTCTATCTATGACCGCTGGTGAAGTTATGTCGTTCACCGTAGAACTAACCGTCTCGAACTCTGTCCACAACCCGGCAGCAACTCCTCCGGTCTACTTCGGACTAACTCTAAAGACCTCTTAGTTTTATGGCGTCTAACCAGACGAATACCGCTATCCACGTCGACGGACTTGATAAGGCTATTAAGTCTCTCAAGTCTGTCGGCGCGGATAAGGACAAGATTCGAGAGGCGAACGTCCAGGCGGCAACGACCCTGGCGAACGCTACGCGACCTCTTGTCCCGGTTTACTCTGGAACGAATAACAAAAAAAACGGTAAGACTTACGTCTATAAAAGTGGAGGCGCTCTCCAGCGATCTCTACGCATCACTAAGGCTATAAACTACGCGCAGATAAAACTCGGTAACTCCAGAGTCCAATACGCGAACCCTATACACTTCGGCTGGTTTTACGATAAAGAAAACTTTATCGACAAAAACATCCGTCCTAATCTGTTCATCTATCGCGCGTTATCCAGCAAGAAAGCGGAGATTATGCGAGACTATGACCAGAAACTAAACGAACTACTTAAGAAACACAACCTTTAGGAGAATGAAATGGCAAAACTAGATTTTGAATCTATGACCCTGGCAGAAATCGAACAGATCGAAGTTCTTACAGGACGCAACATCGAGTCGATTATGTCGGACGGCGCTCCTCGCGGAGTTGCGCTTAAGGCGATTATCTGGACTCTACGTCGCAGAGAGAACCCTGGCTACACTCTCGAAGACGCCGGCAAAGTTTCGCTAAAAGAGGCGACCTCTCTATTTACGGACGCAGACGACGAAAAAAAAGACTAAGAAAGGCACAGGCGGAGAGAATGGCGGAGTTCTGTATTGCTAGTGGAATGTCCCCTAGCGATTACCGTTCTCTAACTGCGCTGGAGTTCCAGGAGTTCCTAAGAGTTCTACAGAAACGCGCGAGGTAGCAAAATGGCAGACTTAAAGTTTAATATCTTCGTCGACGTCGACAAACTTAAGCGCGGTCTCAATGGTGCCAAAAAGCAACTAGGCGGATTCGAGAAAGCCACTAAGAAAGCCTCCGACGGTTTCAAGAAAGCGCTAGGCGGAGTCGGTCTGGCAGTCGGTATCGGTGCCATTACTTCGGCTCTCCAGGAGGCGGCTAAGGCGGCAGTCGAGGACTCTAAGTCTGCTGCTATCCTGGCTAACACTCTTAGGAACGTTACTGGCGCATCAGACGAACAAATAGCCTCCGTCGAAAAACGGCTCCAACTACTTCAGACCGAAGTCGCGATCGCCGACGACGAACTTCGTCCAGCCTATTCCTCTTTAGTGGGAGTTCTAAAAGATACTGATACGGCTTACCAGGCGCTAACCCTGGCGACGGACATTTCTGCCGGAACGGGTAAAGACCTAAGCACCGTAGCGGCAGCACTCTCGAAAGCGTTCGCCGGTAACACGACGTCTCTGAACAAACTGGTTCCAGGTCTCGATAAGTCTGGCGATCTGCTCCAGCAACTTCAGGACCGTTTCGCAGGTGCGGCAAAGACCGCAGCCGATAACGACCCGTTCCAGCGCATCTCGATTATCTTCGGTGAACTCCAGGAACAACTAGGAACTTATCTACTGCCATACTTAAAAGCGTTTAGCGAGTATCTCGCAAGCGAAGAGGGCAAAATCTATATGGAAAATCTTGTCGAGAATATCGGCAAGTTTGTAGTCGGTCTGTCTAATAGCGTTACCTGGCTAGGTAAAAACTTCGAGTTCATTAAGAACATCGCTCTTATGTGGGCGGCAGTTACTATAGGCATTAAGGCGGCACAAGCCGCTATGATTCTTTACCAGGGTTCGACGGTCGTCGCTACTGGCGCTACTGCGACTCTCGGTAACGTTATGAAGAAGTCCGGCTGGTTAGCGATCGCGCTTATTCTAACTAGCCTATTCGCCGACCAGGTTACTAGCGACATCGACTACGGAGACATAAAACTTCCAGAGATACCAGACCCGGCAGGACTATACGGACCTCCAACTGGGTTAGAGGACGACCCTCTCGCGCTACTTAAAAAGCAACTAGAAGACTTAAAACTTACAGACACTAAGCCTCTAGATAAAATCGGAGACGCAGCGAAAAAGACTGCCGACCGAATGAAAAAGGCAGCCGATAAGATAAAGGCGGCAGGTAAGTCCTTTAGAGACTCTGTAGACCTCGCTCTAGGGCTTAACGACAGCGGAACCAGGTTCTCTGCCGACCGCTTTATCCGTCAACTCCAGCGAGCCGTAGACGCTGCTAAGAAACTTCCAGACTTATTAACACAACTTCGCGCCGGTAAGAAAACTGGTTCGACTGCTCTCGCTAATCAGATCGCGGCGCTCGACCCTATTCAGGGAGCCGCAATCGCGGAGGGAATCTTATCGTCTGGACGTCTAACCGACATCCTAAGCCTACGTAACACTCTGGAACTCCAGGGACAGAGAACGGCAGTAGCCGGCGCAGGTAACGCAGTTTATTCCATAAACATAAATAAGGCGAACATTACCGGCGCAGAAATCGTCGCCGCGATTAAACAGTTCGAGCGTTCGACAGGACGCCAGGTTCTTATAAATGGCTAACGACGTTTTTTCTGTAGCATCCGACGTAGAGGTCTCTCTTTATACTTACGCGTCCGACGTTTTTATCTGGGGGATTACACGCTGGAACGACGGCGATAAATGGGATAACGGAACCGCGACCGAATCCTGGCAGCCTATCACGTGCGAAGTTTCATACGTCCGAACCTCTAACGGCGTAACAGTCGAACAGGGACTTATTAGACCAGAACCAGCGACCGCAGATATCGTCTACCAGAGTTCTTCGTTCGACCCGTTTACAAACTCGCAGGTTCGTTCTGGAACTCCTATTCGTATTCGAGTTCGACCTAACCCGGATACGGCTCCGACGACCTGGGTAACGCTCTTCCAGGGCAAAATAGAAACCGCGAGCGCCTCTTACGAACACGACTGGCGTAACACGGTCTCGCTAACGTGCATCACCGATCTACGCGATTACCTAAACTTTACGGCGCTAGAGGGTCTCGTAACTGTAAACCCTGCTTACGCCGCCGATTATTTTACTGCTATGAATACTGCCTACGGTTCCGCGCTAGTATCCGCATCCGGCGCTCCAGACCTCGTAGGATACCAACTAGAGGGAATCGACTCTATCGACCCGGTAGAGTTCGGCAGTATCGTAACGCAATTGCTCGACTCTAACCTCGGAGCGTTAGTTTACAAGCCAATAACAGACCCTACATTCCATTACTACTACACTTGGAACGAACTACGAAACAAACCAGAAGAAACTAACGTCGACTTCGAGTCCGCCGCAAGCGCAAACACTAAGCGCGCAGAGTTCGCAAATATAACTATTGGTTTCGATACTGCCGAAGTTGTAAATACAGTCAACTACACGACCACGTTAGGCTATGCGAACACTCGCGAAAACGCGGAGGGTATTGCACTCCAGGGCAGCCTGGCGCTAGACGTCGAAACGCTACACTACAACGACGCAGACGCCGACACTTGGGCGCAGGAACTTTCTCTTGCTCTTCCGGCTCGACGTGTCCAGTCTGTCGAGTGTCCGGTCGTTCTTCGGTCTGGACAAGTAAACGAAAATCTACTTCGCGAACCGTTCGACGTGGCATCCGTAACAGCAAATAACTCGCGCGTTATAATCGACGAAACTTATTACATAACTAACATCGTTCACGAAATCACTCCCGATTACTGGAACGGATTCTACGATCTATGGACAGGACGATAAATGCCTAGAACTACAATCGTCGCCGGCGCAGTAGCGCTCGCGAGTATTGGTAACGACTTTGCGCAACTTACTTACGACCAGCCACGCAACGGACTTATAAACGGTTCGTTTGAAATCTGGCAGCGCGGCACTAGCGGACTTGCTGGAGCAACTAGCGCCGCTAATGGTTTTCAGGCGGACAGGTGGCAAGCCTTTAGAACTGGTTTCGCCGCTGGAATGACTGGTAGCCAGACCGCAGGAACGGACGCAACACGTTACGCGTTAAGACTTACACGCGCAGCGGGTAACACTTCGCTTGCGACTATGAACGTTCTGCAGAACATCGAATCTGCGAACGCCAAAGTTTACGCAGGGCAACAAATTACTTTTAGCGCCTGGATTCGTAGAGGCGCAGATTACGCCGGCACGACCAATATGCGTATTCTTTCGGGAACAGGAACAGACCAGAACGTTATAGGCGTCGGAGGATTTACCGGGCAGGTAACTGTCGTTTCTAACTCGAGAACAATCACAACAACCTGGCAGCGTTTCTCCGTTACTGGAACTGTAGGCTCGACCGCTACAGAACTAGCCGTTCAACTCCAATACACTCCGACAACTGCAACCGCAGGAGCAAACGACTGGATCGAGTTTACTGGCGCGCAGTTAGAAATCGGCGCGGTTCCTAGCACGTTCCAGATGAACGGCGGCAGCGTAGCCGCAGAACTAGCCAACTGCCAGCGTTATTTTCAAAGACACGGTTCAGTAAACGGCGCTTTCTTGGCTATTGGTTACGGCTCTGGAACGACTACAACTAATACGTTCTGGAGCATTTCCCCGGCTATGCGTATCGCTCCGACTTCCGTAGCGTTTAACGCAGTTCAACTAAACGACGGCGCTGGAGGCACGATCGCGGTTACAGGACTAGCGCTACACAATCCAACTCCGACACGCGCAATCGTCCACGTTACGCACGCCGTAAACGATACGGCGCATCGTCCTTATGGTCTAGCAACGACTAGCGCTGCTGGATACGTCGAACTAAACGCGGAGGTCTAATGGAAACCCTAGTTATCGGAGACACTACTTACGTCGTGATTACACGCGAAGACGGCTCTATTCTCACTATTGAAGCAAAAGAATCTAATCCCGAATACGCAGCACTAATCGCACCTAGAGAGGAATAAAATGGGCAACGTAGAAAGCGCACCATTCCCGGCACCACGCAAACCAGAGGCTCCTAAGCCTATTAAGAAAAGCGCGGAGCCAGTCGAACCAGTATCGGCAGAGTAATGTCTGCGGAACTGCCTAAGCCGACTACTCCTACTCTCTTAGCGCATATCGACAATCGTCTCGCGGTTATCGAGGCGCGCCTGGAGATCGTAGCCGACCACGAATCTCGCATTCGTGAACTTGAGCGCGCTCGGTGGCAGTCTGCCTGGATTACGTCTATCTCGACGGCGGTTATCGTCGCGGTCGTTGTTTCAATGATTAGCAAAGGAATCTAATGGCGCAATACATCGAACCATTCCCGTCCTCTACTAGAGGCGACGAGTTCGGCAACCTGGCACCATATCGCCAGGGCAGACCACATCGCGGACAGGACTGGAGTCCGAAAGCCGGCACCATTATTCCAGCAATCACTAACGGAGCGATTAAGCAAAACGACTGGAGCGACGGTCTAGGCTGGTTTATTATCCAGTCGACGGCAGACGATCTATTCGTCCTATACGCGCATCTCCAGGAGAAACCGAACCTATCTATCGGACACTATATCCACGCTGGAGACCCTATCGGTAAAGTCGGAAACACCGGCAAGTTTACGACCGGCGCTCATCTTCACCTATCTATCGCGAAGTCTAAGAACGTTCACTTATGCGAATACTCTAAACTCGTCGACCCTCTAAAACACATCGCCGCTAACCCGGCTCCTAAACCAAAGGCAGAACCTAAAACGGCAGCGCCTAAAACTACAAAACCAAAGGCTAAAAAATGAACAAACTACTTAAGCGGTTCCTCCGTATCGGCGCATTCGCTCTAGGAGTCGGTCTAGCGGCTCTAGGCGCTGGAAACGTTCTAGGCTTTAGCGCAATCGAATCCGGCGCGTTCGGAGCGTCTATGGCGGTTATAGGGCTAGTAGGAGCCATTCTCCTAACCTATGCCGCAAAGGGAGAAGTTCCAGACGGCGACTTCGATAGCCACATTAACTCCGCGATCGAAAACGTAAAAAGCAAAGACAAGAAATAACGTCCGACGGTTCGTCTAACCTGGTTCTATGAACTGGATACCACTAGACGAGCAGGTAAAGGCGTTAAACGCTGCAACCCTCTTAGGACGGTGGCGTTCTGGGACTCCAGAGTGGCACGAGGCGCGTAAAGGTATCGGCGGGAGCGAAGTCGGCGCGATCTGCGGAGTGAATCCCTGGAAAACTCCTGGAATGGTTCTAGCCGCGAAACTAGGACACGAGGAACCTATGGTTCCGAATCT